GAATATAATTGTTGAAAAACTTATTGCTGAGGGTTTATCAGAAAAAACATTAGTTAAATTAAACGATAAACAGCTTAATGAATTAGCAGATAGAATGTTGGGTGAAACTATAACAACAACTATGGCTAGCATACAAAAAAGTCCTGCTTTACAAGCTGCAGCTAAAGATAAAACTCAAACTTTGAATGTTGTTGGCGAGGAGGATGTAACAGAAGATTTAAAAGGAAATCAAAAGAAAATTGATAAAAACCACAATGGTGAAATTGATGCTCAAGATTTTAAAATACTCAATGGTAAAAAGAAGGAAAAGAAAAGTAAAGTTAGTAAAAAAGATGATGTCAAAGAATGGGTTATGAACTTAGCTGAAAATGAATTATACCATAGTTTTACGTCTAAAAATGAAATTATTGAACTTATAAAAAATAAATTGAATGAATCTAAAAAAGTAGTTCAAGATAATTTCATGGATGTTAGTGATATTAAAAATGTCATAACTAACCATATTCAAAAAAATAAGTAATAGAATTAGTTTTTATTAATTTTTTTTGTTATTATTTATTTAAAACTAAATAATATGGCACCCGCAACGAAACCAAAGACACAACCTACGGTTAAACCAGGAACAAAACCAAATACAACTCCCAAAACACCATATAAGCCAGGCGTAGGTCCTAAGCACGATCCTAAAGCTTAAAAAGTTATCCACAAATTAGTTTTTACAATTTTTTTTAGTTATTTTTTATCTACACTAAAGATATTAAAATGGCTATCAATTTCACCACAAACGACAGACCTGATAAGGGCGTTCAAGAAAAATTACAACTTGAGGAAACACCTTTAAAGATTATTCCATTTCCTAAAATAGAGGAAGAATCAAACCAAAATTTTCAAGAATTATTAGCCCTTGAAAGATATACTCAAGTAATTGAAAAGATTAGAAGATATACTAATTTAGATACTACGATTATCGGTAAACAAGGATTGAACCAATACATGGGTAAAATGATGGATTCCGTTTATAAAATTGTCGAATTAGAAGCTTCCCATAGAACTGAATTAGAAGACTTAGGTATTAATCTTGTTAAGAAAGAAATGGGTATCCCTGACGGCGCTGTTCAATTTGATGCTAAAATAGTTGGGTTTAGTCAAATTGAAACTAACGATTTCAATATGGAAAAACCAGAGGAACCTCAAAATCCTGTTAATATTGAACAAGAAGAAATTAATGATGAGTCTGAAATATTCAAATTAGAATGTGCTAAAAGAAGATGTATAAATGCTATTATACAAGGTGCATCTAAAAAAGGACATTACATGTATCATTACGTGGAACAAGAAGTTAATGATATTGTAGGTGATAATAGCATCATAGGATTATATGGTACAATGATGTCAGTTAATGATGCGTTATATTGGCATTTACCCGATAGTTCGTTGGAAATGATGGCTGCTGAAGGTTCGGTTGCAGGCAAAGAAGAAGTCGATAGAGAAACTAATCCACCAACCATTAAAGTAAGAGCTATTAATTTTCCTGCGCTGATACACGAATTAATTAAAGGGGTATTAGAATTATTTTCACATCAAGGTGAACCTGAAGATAAAGATTTATTCGTAAAGGTTATGCAACAAGAAGATTTGCTACATAAAGAAATGTGGGATTTAAGATTAGGACCTTCAATGTGGGATAGGATTAGAAGTCAATTTCCTGAAGAAATATTAGTGGATGAAACATTGGTTGAGCATCAAAATTATTTAATAACAGAAATTTTTAAATTACCTGCTAAAACATTTTTAATTTTTATTAGAGAGGTTCTTACAGGTTCTGAAAAGGGTAAAAAGTATATGGCTAAATTAATGAAAAACGTATACGAAAATATAAATCAAAATGAAGTTTTGCTCGGCGATTCGGGTGAAGATTTATTTGACAATGACGATGATGATGGAGGAGAATTGGTAGAATAGTTTAAGGAAGGAGTTCAATACTCCTTTTTTTTGTATTTATATATATGAATTCAAAAATTGAGCAGTTAAAAGAATATGCAAGAATTATTAAAGATGCACCATATGCTTTAAAAACATATTTACAAACTTACGATAATACGCAAAAAAAATATGTTCCATTACAACTTTTTCCGGATCAAATACAATTGATTGAAGATTACGAAAAGTATAATGAAAATATTACAAGAAAATATAGACAAGCAGGGGTTACAACTGTAACAGCAGCGTGGATTTCAAAAAAATTACAAACGGCTAAACCTGACGAACCCGAAAGAGTTCTTCTTATTGCAAATAAGAGAGATACTGCGGTAGAGATGGCTAATAAAGTTAGACATTTTTTAGAACAATGGCCTGATTGGTTAAATGTTGGCTTTTCACCTGATAAAAATTCTGAAAGTAGGTTTAGACTAAATAACGGTTGTGAGGTTAAAGCCGTAGCAACTTCAGCGGATGCGCTTCGTGGTTATACACCTACAATACTTGTATTTGATGAAGCAGCATATATTGAGGCAGGAGAGGACTTTTGGGCGGCTTCTATGGCATCCTTGTCAACAGGTGGTAAAATCATCCTCATATCAACGCCAAATGGGTACGATCCAATTTATTATGGTGTTTACGATCAAGCAGTCCGTGGGATAAATGATTTTCATATTACAGATTTAAGATGGTTTAAAGATCCTCGTTACGCTAAAGATTTAAAATGGATTAAATGTAAAGATATTGTTCATTACATGTTAAACCGTGAACAATATAATGATGATGAAGTTATTGCACATGATGTACCTGATGATAAATTTCAAGAGTACAGTGATAATGAATACAAACCATATTCATCGTGGTTTGAATCAATGTCTAAAAAATTCAAATATGATAGACGTAAGATAGCTCAGGAGTTGGAGTGTGACTTCTTAGGTTCGGGAGATGGTGTAATTCCAAATTCAATTCAAGAAGATATTGCTAAAAATATGATACGTCAGCCTATTGAAAAATATATGCAAGGTACCTTTTGGCAATGGAAAGAACCAATTCAAGGACATCGTTATATTATGGGTGTGGATGTGAGTAGAGGTGACAGTGAAGATTATTCTTCAATTAACATTGTGGATTTTGATGACAGAGAACAAGTTATTGAATACATTGGTAAGATACCACCGGATGATTTAGCGGCTGTCGCATACAAATGGGGTATATTATATGATTGTTTTATTGTTGTCGACATTACGGGTGGAATGGGAGTTGCAACATCAAGAAAATTACAAGAGTTAAATTATAAAAATTTATATATTGATGGTGTTAATACTCAAAATATATGGGAGTATAATAGAAAAGCAATGGAAAAAATTCCAGGTTTAAATTTTAATAATAAAAGAACTCAAATTGTTGCTGCTTTTGAGGAACAACTAAGAAAAGGTTTTGTTGTTAGATCCAGTAGGTTATTAAATGAACTTAATACTTTTGTTTATTTAAATGGTAGACCTGATCACATGAAGGGTGCACATGACGATGCTATTATGAGTATGTCGATGGCACTATACGCAGGTGATATTTGTTTTAATCAATTACAAAGAAACGATAGTAAAAATAAATCAATGATAGAATCGTGGGCTTTATCTGAGAGGACATATGAGCCTGAAAAAGCATTATATTCGTATGGTGCATCTTTTGATCAAATAGGCTCCATGGGTGTAGACAACAACTTAATTTATCATAAAGATAATCCAACTAATTTACCTAAAGATGCGTATAGAAAATACAATTGGTTATTTGGAAGGAGTAAATAACCTTTGATTTACTAAAAAATTAGTTTATATTATAAAGAAAAGTATTTATATACATGGCACAAAATCCTAGCAATCCTACTGTTTTTCAGAAGCTAACAAAAATGTTTGGCTTCCCTGGACAAGTAAAACAGACTAATGCACCGTCTTTTAATTTTAATAAAGATGAGCTATTAAGAACAGACAGTAGAGAAGAATATGAAAAGGCAATGTTACAGGCTCAACAGAGTCAGTTCATTTCCGATAAATGGGCTAAATTAGACCAGTCACTTTATAATCAATCGGTATATTATGAACCTACAAGGTTAGCCGCATATTATGATTATGAATCTATGGAGTTTACTCCTGAGATTTCAGCAGCATTGGACATATACGCAGAAGAATCGACTACAATGTCTGAGAAGGGTGAAATTTTAACAATATATTCTGAATCGGATAGAATAGTAAAAATATTAACTGAATTATTTCATCAAAAATTAGATATCAACACTAACTTACAAATGTGGGCTCGTGGATTGTGTAAATATGGTGATGATTTTGTTTATTTAAAATTAGATTCTGAAAAAGGTATTATTGGTTGTCAACAATTACCTAACATTGAAATTGAAAGAATTGAGGGAGCTTCAAGTAAAGGTACCGGACAAAGAGATATTAAAATCCCAACACGCGAATTAAGATTTCAATGGAAGAATAAAGATTTAGAATTCCAAGCGTGGGAAGTTGCTCACTTTAGATTGTTAGGTGATGATAGAAAGTTACCATATGGTACTTCTATGTTAGATAAGATTAGAAGAATTTGGAAACAACTTTTACTTGCTGAAGATGCTATGTTAATTTATAGAACATCAAGAGCACCTGAAAGACGTGTATTCAAAATATTTGTTGGTAATATGGATGATAAAGATATCGAACCATATGTACAAAAAGTTGCAAATAAATTTAAACGTAGTCCAAT